CTATATAGTTTCGAGATCTTCTCGTATCCTATCGGTAAAAATTTTGCTCCGTGCGGCCTCATGTCCTTGTATTTTCAAAGAGGTCATCGTCTTTTTTATTGATTCCGCAGCAGCTTGGAGTGTGGGTATATAGATATCAGAGTTGTCTAGTTCTTCAATCATGTCGGAGTAATCATACCCTTTCAGGAGCTTGCGTTTCTTTTCGTAAAATTGATAAACTAAATATACGAGATGATATTTTAGTTGGCGCAAATCGCCGTGGAGTGTTTCTAGTTTGAAAAGATTCTCTGCCCTTTTTAGTATTAGAGCAGAAATATAGTATGGCTCAAATTTTTCATTTTGCTTGAACATCTTGGTTCTGTTGCTGTTCAAAAGCTCGCCGTAGTAACGATGAGTGCTTTGTGGTTGTGCAAACTGGGCAGCAACATACGCGGCTATCTGTATGGGGAGAGTTACAATTTGGCTCGACTGGACAGTAGGCTCTCCGCCATATTGTTTAGAACGTCGTTCATAGTAGATAGGATTTTTTGTAGAGTGAGATTTGGCTTTGTAAAATTCTTCGAGATCGCGGTGGAACTGCGAAAGTGATTCAAAAGCTTCATCCCTAACTTCAGTCTGACGATTAGTCGCTTTGACTACTTTGCTAGCAAACTCATAATCAGTCGTTTCGATGATTTTAATGACAATATGCGTGTCGTCTAGTAAGTCTTTGGAATTTTCGTGTAGCACATAACTGGTTTGGCATCCATTTACTATCTGGAAGTCAGTAAGTTTTGCCTTTTTGTTAATTAGATCTACTTTTTTGGATATAATCGTTACGCCGTTATTGAATACCGGAAGATTACCTTGGTCGGCCTGGTTTGAGATGGTTGATTTTATTCCGGCATTTACTTTGTTGCCGCCTTGAAAATCTCGAACGTTATCTTCGAATAAGTACTTTTGAAGTTTTCCTTCTGAGTCTGATATAAGAGTAACGTAATCTTTTGCCCTTATGCTGCCAATCCAAGCTTGCCGCGCACCTGGTATTTCCGGCAAAGATACATGATTGCTGAACTCTATTTCTTTTATAGTTTTTCTGTTTATTTCTCGGTATATTTGTTTTAGGATGGCTGCATCAATAAAGTTGAATTTGATGCTAGAGAATAAGCTATTATTTTCAAGCTCTTTTAGCTCCCTTTTCACGCGTCCAGTAATCTGCTCTGGACTATTCCATTCGCCAGTAGTCACAAAATATAGATCCAAGACGGGCGCGTCTTGAAAGTTTAATGAGCTGCGATAGATTTCTTCTTTGATTGATCTAAGATTTTTTATCTCATCATTTTCTGGTATTGCGGGGGTCGAGTCAAAAAAACTTTTTATCCCAAATATTAAGTTGCCTATTTGGTCGCCATTGAATTTTGGTGATTTTTTTGTTTGTATAAATGTAAAGGATACATCTAGGTATCCGTTTTTATCTAGAAAGTAAGGAATGTCTTCTTGGTTTCTTATTATGTTTCCGTTGACGAGAAACGCCGCACCATCTAAGCCGATATCATTCGAACCGCCGACATGTATCGAGCTATATTCAAAGTCTCTAGGGTACTGCTTGGAGACGATACAAAAATTAACGAAATGTTCAAACAGAACTGCTTCATCTAATTTTTCAAGACTGTTGGTTTTTTTGAAGTTTTCGATGTACCCGCCTAGAATTTGATCCTTCATGCGCTCTTCTTTCCATTATAGAACTTAAAAGATGCGGGGTGAGGTACTCCGCGACATGGCAAAATGCTACTGCATGGTGAAAGGTTTTGCTACGCCTAAGCGAGGCGATCGTTATGCCCGGCAGAGCTCTCGGGCGTGGAGCCATAGTCAGGCTATTCACCTGTTTGCGGTCTTGGCCTTGTGGCACTGAACGACGAACACTGGTGCGCCGAATTCCCAGCACCTTGCTCGGACTCGGTACTTTCACATACGGGTTACCGTGAAGCGCGGCCATGGTTCGGTTCACACTGAGCAACCGGTTTTGCGCGGTGGCAATAGCGTAAATGTCCGGCGTAATCCAGCAAAGTCTGCCGATTAATCTGCCGCGCATCGTCAAACCCTGGCCCATCTTCCGAGTGACAGCAGCGTACAAATGCCTGCCAGCGATCACTGTGCGCTTTGACCGTCCCGTAATGCCCACCGCCAAACAGATCTTTCATCGCGTGCGGCCCGGCATAGCTCAATTGCCGGCCGTAGCTAAAATTGCCCCATCGCATCTACCGACTAATGTCATGATCGAGCTCCTCTCGAAGCCAAAACTTTTAAACCTTCCTCACGTCATCCCGCCAAGAATGTTGAGTGTTATCAGGGATCAAGGCCCCTGCGACCTGTGAGGGTTGTCCACTAACGCGGGACTGGCGGCTCTTTACGACCCTGAGCTTGGGCATCTCATGATCTGGCCTCCTAAGCACTTCCGCAGAAGTGGGCGGGTGGAGGCTGCACTGGCTGACGAGACCGGTGCCGCGAGATCCTGAGTCGGGTGAAAGCAGTGATGCGATGATCGGGGCATGCCTGACTGTCAGTCAGGTGCAGTCCATTCCCTGGGCTGGAGGAAACAGGGGTCAGAGGAAACAGGGGTCAGACCACCATTATTGAAACCATGCTCTGACCCCTATTTTCATTGGCTGCCAGCGTGAGATTAGATGTCGCCACCGGTGGATCACTTTTCGAAGGGACTACAGATCCACATGGTTTCTGTGAGTCAGAAGATTTGTTGGAGGCTGCGATAAAAATCGGCCTTGAGCTCACTCACGAGGCAAACAAAAAGAAGGGAAGTTTGGAGAAATGCGGGCTGTGTTTTTTTGAGCTCGGGCATTTTGTGGACGTTTTCCCGAAAACCGCAGTATAGATTTTCAGTGTTTCCCAAACCCCAGAAACCACAAAGCCCCGCATTGCGGGGCTTCGAGATATGGTGCCGGCACCAGGAGTCGAACCCGGGACCTACTGATTACAAGTCCAAACAGAAGGCCAGTATCCATTGGGGAAGAGCTTGGGGTCCATGGTTTTCTGTCATATATGGGAAATGTGAGGCCTATTTTCCCGTTTGATGTGGACACTTTGTGGACACTTTTCGTGCTTTAGGCTTCGCGTGGCTTCGTGATATTTCACGGTGTGAAATCCATCCTTACCCCAGTTTAGGCTTGGTTTCCATTGCTTCGGAGCTGTCATTTCTGGGGGGGCGCTTTCGTGAAATGCCCCACACACGCCCCGTCGGCGGGAGGGGGAAAAGTGCTTTTAGGTTCAAATCTTTTTCGCTCGGTTACCTGTTGAGGCTCTCCGCTATCATTTCGTCGGATGTTCACCACGGCAGAATAGGTCAGCAATATACTGGCTGTGCATACAGTGCTTGTTGAGGTGATGACGATGGACATTGGTGATTTACCCTCGGTGTGGACGGTCCAAATCTGGGAGACTTTTTTTCGAGACGAAGCCGCGCTGCTGAGGAATCCAAGTTCCCATCATAAGGTGCTGGTGAAACAGGCTTATGCGTTGAACAGGTTGCAGCTTATTGACGGGGAAGGTCTCAGTGACTTGCTTGAGCGAGCTGATGGCGCTTTGGAATATGCAGTGGAAGCATTTCTGGATGAGTCGGGTAATCAATAGACAGGGCTTTCTATGCATATGCTGATCACACCTATGCGGTGCAAGGGTGTTGCTTTGAGTCCGCATGAAAGGCGGCGCTATCCGGCGATCAGAGGAGATGTACTTGTCGCCCCGCAGGTAGCGAATGAGCTGGGGCGTAGCTCAAATGTGGCCAGGGTCTCTAAGGGGATGCCGCTTGAGCCCGATCCGCTTCCTCTCCTGCTGGATGCAACTTTATCCGGGATGGCACCCACGGGGTTTGTCCTGAGTGGAATCGAGTATCTGGATGGGTGCGCGTACGCGCAATCTTGGTGGTGCCGTCTAGGATAGCTAAAACCAATCTAGACGTGACAGAGGGGCGAAAGCACATTTCTACTAAAGCCTATTAAAGACTAGTAATTTTTGTTAGTCATTGATAGTCTTTGGTAGGCATTGATAGATGTGGAGATTTTGAATGGACCCGTATCGTAATCCCTTCGCTCCTGGGGCGGGAAGCAGGCCACCCGAACTGGCAGGGCGCGACAAGGTTTTGGAGAGCGCGAGAATCTCTTGCGGCCGGGCGATCTTGGGACGCAGCGCTCGGTCGATAATGCTGCTAGGGTTAAGGGGAACCGGTAAAACAGTATTGCTGAATGAAATTGGAAAAATTGCTGAGGAAGAAGGTCTCCTTGTATCTAAGGTGGAGTCGCCAGAAACTGTAAGCTTGGCGCGACTGCTCTACCCTGAAATGAGACGGGTCATGCGTTCCTTATCAGGGGTTGAGGCTGCAAAGAATCTCGCGGCTCAAGGATTGCGAGGCCTGCGGAGTTTCGCGGCGATTTTTAAAATTGAAGTCGCAGGTGTTGAGATCGGTGTTGAGCCAGAACCAGAACCTGGATTGGCCGATAGTGGAGACCTAGAGCACGATCTACCTGCCCTATTTGCCGTTATCGGAAAGGCCGCGAAAGCCGCGGGTAAGGGTTGGATTCTTCTCATAGATGAAGTGCAGTATCTTTCAGAGAAAGACCTATCTGCACTGATTGTAGCCATTCATCATATGTCTCAAGAAAGATTACCAGTTCTTCTTGTTGGCGCAGGTCTTCCCCAAGTTGCACGTCTTGCTGGAGAGGCAAAATCCTACGCCGAGCGACTATTTCTTTATCCCGCTATTGGTGCCCTAGATGCACCAGATGCCGCGTCAGCGGTCAAGAAACCTTTGATAGAGGAGGAGGCTTCGATAACCGAAGATGCACTTGAAGCCATTGTCGAGCGCACAGCCGGTTACCCCTTCTTTCTTCAAGAATGGGCTTCTGTTACTTGGGACAGCACGGAGGGGCCAGAAATTAATCTCGAAGATGTAAATCAGTCATATACCGAGACCGTAGCCTTGCTTGATGCGGGTTTCTTCAAGGTTCGACTAGATCGGCTGACAAAGGCCGAGATTCTGTTTGTGAAAGCAATGTCCGAGTTGGGAGATGGGCCCTACGCTATGGCGGATATTGCTAACGCAATGGGCCGAACCCAGCGCTCACTTGGTCCTACGCGATCCAACATCATCGCGAAGGGGATGATTTACAGCACTGATCACGGATATCTCGATTTTACAGTTCCACTTTTCGCGGAATACATGCGCCGACAGGGGTAGGGCTACGGCAATGCATATGAACAAAAATGAATTCCTTGGCTTCGGTCGGGGTTTTCAAGAAGGCTATTGATCACCAGCGAAAATCTATAAAAGGGGCGGCGCTCAACCCAGGAGGCATGCGAATCAAAATATTTAACGAATTCAGAGAGTGTCTCATATGTTTGGTGCCGCGCTGTTAGCCATTAGTTGCAGAGGCCGTTTGCCAAGCGGTTATCTAATACTCGCCTCATACTCTTCATAGTGGTCCATGTCTTGTTGGCAGCGATCACACAATCGTCCGTGTTCGGCTTCATAGTCTCTAAGAGTAGTGTTGCATTCAGAACAAACAGGAATGGTTTCCGTGTGCCCACACCAAATACAAAAGCCTTCGTCTCTAGAAAATAAATGGAAAGCGCAGGCGCCACACTCTGAATCAGCTGTACAATAGGAGTCATCGGTATAGTCAAATGAATAATTGTTTGCTAGTGAAAACTCGCTTTCAATTAGCTCAGTGATCGAACTGTCGTGATGACATGCAATACAGCTATATCTAAACTCGGTCGTACCGATGGGTAATGCCCGTTCGGTGTCTTCTTCATGTGGTTCTAAAAGCAAAGAGCCACAACATTCACACTGAGCCGTTCCTAATAGTTCTAGTGCGGTTTCTGGGAAGCCCGCTTTCAACCATTTATTCCGTGATTCTGTGATGTTGCTTGCGTGGAACTCATGATGTTTTAGCATCACCTCCCATGCGTCACCCAAAAGATCTAAAGGCTTCTCATTAAGTTCGTTTTTTATAAAATCTTGAAGTAAAGGGAATAGATTTGCAAGAAAGTTCGTGATTTCGCCAGTGGAGTGCTCAGGGTGAAGATGCTCTAGTGCATTTCGGCATCTTTTAAGTGTGTCGATGGATTTCCAGTTTGTGGATATTTGTAAGCTTTCAAACCTATCTTTTATCGCATTTACATCTATTGTTTTGTTTGGGTTTGGTTTGTTCGGTTGCCAATGTATTTCGTTTTTATCATTGAGTTTTGGTAGTGTCGTCTTTGTCTCAAAAATTAGTTCTGCTGCTTGCTCGCTATTTTTCGCAAAAGAAGCAATTCTATATTTGAAGAGTAATAATACTCCTGCATATAAATTGCGAGCGGCGGAGAGGGCTCTTAATGGATTACCTGTCAGGCCGAGACTATTTTGAAAGTCTTCCACGCCTAGCTGTATCGAACTCACCGCGTTTGACAGAAGTTTTGGAACATCCAAAAGAGGTTTGGGGGCAGGAGTGGGCTTTTTGATCATATGTCTATCCCTAAATGACTGGACTCTCAATGTACAAGAAAGCTGACTATGAGTCATAGCCTTCCCTCCCTTCCAACCCTCTCCGTCATCACCCGCTGGGCTACTCATGGGCTGTATCTGGTTGCTCTGGTTCACCTTCATTGCGCGGGGAGCGGGGCGATTCACGCGTGCATACTATCGCGCGAGGATTGCCGAGTCTTGGCTGAAGCGCCGTACAGCGGCGTGCCGGTAGATGTCATTTTCAAACGCATGGTGAAGCAGCACTGTGTTTTCCCGATGCAATTGGCGAAAGCACCAATTGGCGCCGCTGAGAAATTTCTGGCGAGCATTGTTACGTTTCAGGTTTTGATCAGCCCTTGTCTGTCCACATCGTCATGCGGGAGATGCCTATTTTCTCCGTGACCCGGTCATTCAGGATATTTCCTATTGCCGGAGCCTTGATCCGCCCGCCATGATTGCCAACAACTGGCGCTATATCCGGCGCAGAATCTCTAAAAGGAATTTACCGAATGATCCGAGTAATGGTCTCTCTAGACCTTGTAAACGCTGAGTCTCGACGTGAAGAGTTCTACAAGCTGCTTGCTGTCAAGGGTTGGACCAAGTTGGCTCGCGTAGACACGGTATGGGTATTCAATAAAATGGGCCATACCCAGCAAGATGAGCGCGATGCAGTGGCAGATATCGCTCGCGTGCTAACTGAGGCCGCAATTGAGTTTAAACCCACGCGCATTGACTATGTCGCCCAAGTCGGAAACAACATCGCCATTGAGCGAGTTGTTGAAAAAAGAGCTCGCGACTACGCAGCCTACAACGCATAGTTTTCAAATGGCGTCCGTTCAAACGGACGCCATCGCTTAAAATTCAGCGTTTGAAAGGCAGTTTTGTGGTTCGCTTGTCCTCCCTCAACCCCCGCCCAACCCACTCCGCCACCTGCGTAACAACGGCATTTCCGGCACCAAAAGCCTCCGCAAGGTTGGCCGCATCCAGTCCGAGGCAAAGCCCATCATTTTCAGCCTCTCGCTGCCGCTCAACCATCTGACCCCATCCGTCCGGTTCAGCGACGAAAGTGGTACAGCCCATAGCGATCTGTGATCCGGCTTTGTTTGCCAATAAAGTATTGGCAGCCCAGGCATCCGCGGGCCGTGGCCAGTGCTGCGATTGAGACGCTGGAGATATTGCGTCCACTGGCGCGGCGTCAGCCAGGAGCTGGATGGGGGGCATTCGTCTATAACCCGCGACCAGGAATACGCGGCGACGTTGCTGGGGGACTCCGAAATATTGAGCATTAAGCACTCGCCAAAATCCCACATACCCGCAGTCCGCAAGGGCCCGGATGACTGTCTCAAAGTCGCGGCTATCGTTGACAGCGAGCAGGTTAACGACGTTCTCAAGGACCACCCAGCGAGGTTGTGTTTCCTTGAGGATTCGTATGACTTCCCAAAACAACCCGCTTCTCTCGCCTTGCAGTCCACGGGGTGCGTGGCTGCCGGCGATGCTGATGTCCTGGCAGGGGAAGCCGGCGGTGATAACGTCGACGGCGCACAGGTTGCGGGCCCCGCATTCGCGCACGTCTTCAAATTGGCGTGCATGGGGAAATCGATCGGCAAGCACAGCCCGGTTGATGGGGTTGAGCTCGACTTGCCAGGCGGTGCGGTATCCGGCGTTTTCAAATCCGACATCAAAGCCTCCGATGCCTGCGAACAGGCTGCCAAGGGTGGGTTGGTGCATTCATTTACTCGGTGATGGGGTTGAGCTGTCCGGCGAGCGCCGTGGCAGAGGTTGCGTGTGTTGCGAATTCAGCCGCGTTATCCGGCGGCGGTGTCGGGCCGTGTTTGTGCGCGGCGATGGCGGCGTTCATCTGCTGCACCAGGTCAATCAGGTCGCACAGCACCTGCAGCACGTTGACGCCTTCGGACCCGAGCCACGTTTTGCCGGCCACCAGGCGCTGGCCAATGACCGACACACTTTCGCGCAGGCCCTGGATCCGCTCCCGCATGTCACCGCCAACGGTCGCGTTGTGTTTTTGGCCGACCACCAGGTTCAAATCCCGCCCGGTAGCCATGTGCAGGTCATCAACCGCCGCCAGGCTGGCCGACCCGCCTGACAGCAACTTCAACGCGCCCAACGCCTCGACGGTCTTTATCCCCCCAACCGATTCCGTACTGTGGTCGTCCACCTCCACGATGCTGACCTGATACCGTTCTGCATTCTCAAGCGCCTGCACCTGGCGCTCGCTGGCCCGGTCCGTAATCGTCGCGTCTGTCACTCGCAACCAATTCCCCTCGGCGTCGGCCCGCTGTTGCACCGCCTCACTGTGCTGCCAAACCTGATCCCCCTTCGGCACCCGGGGCAGGCTCAACCCATGCGGCAAGATCTGCAAAATGAACGGCTTGTTCGGCAGCCCATAGGCAAAGCTGACCACCACGACGGTGCCTTCCTGGGGGAATCCATAGAAGCCCATCTCGGCACCGCCGCCGGGAACGGGCAGCGCAACGCCCAGCAGATGGGGTAGATCAGCATCCACTTCACCGTCCGGCCCCAGCACTTCAAGGTCGACGGCATAGCGCGGGCGGAAGTCGTCACACAGTCCAGCCTCTAAAGGTGGATCGGCAACGGCCAGCACCCGGGCAAAACGGGGAAGGTGATAGGCGCCGGCTAATTCCGGGAAGCGCCTTTCGACAATGCGGGTTACGGCTTCTTCCACTTGAGCACCATTTGCGTGCCGGTCAGCGTCACAGCGGTGATGCGCTGACCGTGGTTGATCATTGCGCCAGGGCGCAGGCCGGGTAGGGCGGCGATCTCGGCGCTTTGGTTGCCTTGGCAGCTGTCGAACAGCTCAACGGGCAGTTGCAGCGCCGGGCGCAGGCCCCAGTAACTGTCGGCCCAACTGCCAATGAACACCTCGCCGTCGCCTTGTTGATGCCAGATAAAATCTGGGATGTTGAACACCTGGGCCAGGCTGTCCATGGCTTGAACGCCGCCGCCCAGGGAATAGAAGTAGGGCACACGCACCCGTGCGTACGGCGCATCTGGCACTCGAAAGCGCAGACCGGTCACGCGGCTGACCTCGACCAGTACGGCGCGAAGGTCCACATGCCGCAAGGCCATGGGCAATGGGTAGTCGAGTACTGCCGCGACCTCCCGGCAGAACAGCACCTGTTCCTGGCTATTGGCTGTGGTGCAGCGCTCTACATAGCCGACGAAGTGCCGGTGAAGTGGCTTGTCGTTGTAGCCCAGGTCGAGCGTCACCAGTCCGCGCTGGGCAGTGGGGGATTTGATCGTGAAGCTGGCACGGCCTGGGGTGCGCAGCTCCAGCCTGACATCGTGCTGTACCAGGTCAAAGGGTTGGCCGTTTATCCTTACCATTATATGGGGCTTCAAGAGATGGGCCCCACATAGTCGTCCACGCGCTTCAAGATCCGCTCAAACCCGCTTAACTCGGGCGCATCCGGTTCTCCCGATGGCGCAGCCACGCTGTCCCCGGTGCCGCCTTGCTGTTGCAGGTCTTTATAAGGCCGACGCGTTTCCACCCGCTCAGGATTCGACAACCGCTCAGTCAACGTAAACTGCACCCGCCACGCGGCCAGGCTGTCATCCTCCCGCGCGGTAATCGTGTCGCTGAACATCACCTGCCGTACGCCGAACGCCTCGGCCGTGTCATTGACCACCCGATAGGTTTTGAGCTGCCCGCCACTCGCCGTGGCTTCCGCCAAGCGCATGACCTCCACCAGATGCTGCCGATCGCGATAAGGAATCAACAGTGAAACCGTCAGTGCCTTGGGCTTGAAGCCCTTGTGCGCGCTGTCGGTGTTGCTGGTCTGCCCCGACAGATCGCCGCTCTCGATCCGCAGGTTGGCCGTGACCTTCAACGATTTGCCGTTGATCTTCTGACCATCGAGCAGCAGCGTCATAGGCCCACCAGCTCCTGCACGAAGCTCAACCCATCCTTCGGCCCGACCAACAGCAGCCCCGCGCACAGCACCCATTCATGGCCGGGCGCTGCGTCGGACAACAACTGCCGGCGCAATTCGCCGCCACTTCCCGGGCCAATCAAGCGGGCGACCATGGCCGTATCCGGCCTTGGATTGGCCAACTGCACCTGCAGATCCTTCAACTGCTGATCCCGCGCCGCCGCTTGCCCTGCCTTACGGGCAGCAAGCGCAGACAAGTCCGCCAGCGGTGAACTGTCCGCCGTGTAGCTTTCCAGTGCGGCCAACTGCCCCGACAGCGAACGCTTCGCCGCCTGGGTAATGGTGCAGCGTTCCAACGGCAAGGTGCCCCAGCTCGGTAGCGCGGCGGCGGTAGGCAACTCCCATTTTTCCGTCTCAAGCTGAGATAGGTACCGTGCTCGCTTCTCGGCGCGCTGCAACTCCGGTATCGGCATCAAGGTATTGAACCGGGCCAGCGCGTTAGCCAGCTGCTTATAGTGGGTGGTTAAAAACATCAACGCCAACGCGTGACCGCCAGCGCCATCCAGCAGCTTGTCGGCCAGCAACTGCAACAGGTTCGGTGCAGACAAAAAACGCTGATACCCACGGCCCTGTCCAACACCGCTTTGAAACGGCGTAATCACCATGCAGGCGGGCGCCTGCCCCATCTGCCCGGCCATGGCAGCACGCCCGGCGGTGACGGCAGCTTTTGCAGCGGGCCCAACCGGGCCTGGGTTGGTGATCGCCAAACCATCCAGTTCAGCAAGGCGCTTGGCAGTGCTTTCCAGTTCAGTGCCTGCCATCGTTTTCGCCGACCCCAGATCGTCCATCCACTTTGTTGCCTGAGCAGGCCAACGCATGGCCACTGGCGCCCAGGTCACTCTGGCACGCCCCACTCAATGGCCTGCATCGTCGCCAAGTCTTTATCAGTGAGGGTTTTTGCCAATGCCCGTTTCAACACGTCGGCGTGCTGCAGCGCAGTTTGCTTATGCTTGAGCAGGTGCAGGCCCACGGCATAGAGTTGATCGTCGGTATGGTCGCGGTAGGTCTTCTGTTCGTCATCACCGTAGCAAGGGTAAGGCGCGTCCAGCCCGCTCAAAACCAGCCCCGTCAGGTTCAGTTGGTCCTCTATCGCGCTGTCGTAACGGTAAGTTTGCCCCAGGGCGTCAGAGGTAAAACCGGAGGCGATCAGTGCGGCGCAGCGGCTGTTGATCATCTCCAGCTTCTGCGGATACAGCCGAGCCAGCACTGTGTCCAGGTCGTCGACCCAACGGCCGTTTTTCCATACCTGCCCTGGTTGCGGGCGCAGCACGGTATAGCCGTTGGGGATCGGTCCTACGCCGGTTAACGTCAGCGGCTCGCGGGTACTGGTGTGGTAGACGATCAACCCATTGAAGTAGTCCAGCAATTGCCAGCGCTTGCCGTTCCAGTGCTGGATTTTGTCTTCAGGCGCCTCGGGTGGGGCCACTTCTACACAGCCACCCGGCATCAGAAACACGCCCGGCTCCAGCGGGGACTCATCGGCGGTGACGGGGCCCACATACAGGCCCAGGTGGTTGGTTTGGTACACGGTTTTGGTCAGCATGTCGGGCCTCAGTATTTGATGCAGATGAGCAGCGCCTGGTTGACCGGGCGTGCCTCACCGCCGCCGGATGTGGCGATAGTCACACTGTGCGTGTGCGCGGGTTGCTGGCCGGTGGTTGCGTCGTGAGTGTGGTTTCCGCCGCTGGCCACGCTGATGTTGTGTGTGTGAGCGCCTGCGGCTGAGGTATTTGCACCGTGAGACGCGCCCACGGAGTAGTGACCGCCGCCCTGGCCCGAGGCGATGTTTAGAGCGATTGGCCAAGTCAGGTGGCTGTGTACACCTTGCACGTCGCTGGATGCGGCGTGGGCGTGCTCGCCATTGGCGCTGATCGTGATGCTATGGTTGTGCGCGCCTTGGGCGTCAACGCTGGCCACATGATCATGCGCCGCGTTTTGACCGAGCTGATCACTGCCCAGTGCCCGGCCTGCATCCAGCCCACGTCCTTCATCCAGGCCACGCACAAACAGCCCGCGACTGTCGCCGATATTGAACGTGGTGCTGCCATCGCCGGCACCGTAACGCGTGCCGATCACGGCGAATAGTTTGGCGAAGACCGTCCGGGACACGTTGGCGCCGTTGCGCTTGAGCCAGCCCGGCGGGGCGGTGGGCATGTCGAAGGCAGCAACCATACCCACCAACGAATCGCTGATTTTCTGGTCCAGATTGTTCAGCGCCTTGGTGGTGGCCAGGATCTCGCTGCTATTGGTTGCCGGGTCATCGCTTTTCTCGTTGGGCAATTGATCCAGCCCCACGTCAGCCTTGGTCGTCGCCCGTGCGCGCAGCTCTTTGTAATCCCCGTTTCGAAATGCAAATTGCTGTACCAGTGGACCGTTGATCGGCTCTACATTGCGTAAGTCCGTCACAGATCGCGAATCGGCCAACTGTGCCAGGGGGACGCAGTAATGTTGAACGCCCGCAACGTCTTTGTAATCGGGCAGATCTTCGCCCCACGCCATTGACCACTGCACGCCCACGCTGTTTTCCTGGCGCACAAGGGCCACGTCCAGATACGCCTTGGTGGGAAGCTCGGGCGGTTCGACAGGAAGGGCGTCTGCCTGATGAATACGCAGGCCTTCGACATACGCCAACCCAGGCTTGAGCTGGTAAGCCCCCTCAACCTGCACCAACTGCAACCCATCACCAAAGAAACACGCCCGCCCAAACACGTCCCGATTCGCCAACCGCTCGCGCTCATCGATGTCGCGCAGGCGCACCGTAAAGTCATGCTGCCAAGTACTGGCGTCGATGGTCACCGCGGTCAGTTCTTGGGCCCCATCAAACACCAGCAGCATGTTGCGCGTGACGTTGTTGCCGATCTGATGCGGCGGGATGTTCTTACGCTTTTGCTGCACCGGCACGTACCCCACGGCCAGCAGCACATCTTCATCACTGACCAAGCCGATCCAGTTCCAGTCGAAGTCGCCGATATCGCTGCCCATCATCAGGCTGTACACCACCTGATTAGGGTTCACGAAGCCTTTCTGGGTGTAGATCTGGGTGTGCACGATCTGCCCCGGCGGTGGCCTTGGCGCGTCTCGGTCCACTGGTTTTGTCGGGTCCAGGTTCGGCACCAGAGCCAGCACAAAGCGGCGGACTAGCAGCACTTCATGGGCGGCCTGTTTCTCGGCAATCAGCCGTTCGCCGGCGCGGGTAATGCTCGCGGTCATGGCGGGCTCCTAGAGCGTGGCGACCAGCGTTTGCTGGTCGTCGTTAAAGTCGGCCAGCGCCATCAGCAGCGTGACGGGGGTGATCGTCTCGAAGTCGTAGCGGCGGCACGTGCGTCCGTATTGCTGCACGATCACGCGCAGCAACTCGGGGTTGTCCGAGAGCTGCGAGTCACTGAGTTTGAGTACCACCACGTCCCAATCCCGTTCGGGCAGGCGTTCTTCGATCTCCACATAGCCGACGCCCAGACGATTGAGGATCCGCATCAGCCCCGCTGTAGAACCGGCGTCGACAGAGTTGATGAAGGCGAATTTCACGCGCATGCGATAGAGGCTTTCCGACTCGCCGCGATAGCGGGTAATGTCGCGCTGCCAGGCAATTAGGTCGAGAATGGTCAGGTGACAGTGCTCCGCGTCCATTTGCAGCAAAGGCCACTGCACCCAGTCCTCGACGGTTTCCCACCAGGCTTGGGCGATGGATTTGAGCTTGGTCAGCTCGCCGGCATTCAGCCAAAAGGGCAGGTTTAGCTTAAGCATCGAGCAGCACCTCGAGGGCTTCGATCCGGGGAATGTTCAGCTCTGAGAGGATGTCGGCATTGCTGAACCGCAGGGATTCAATGCGTGGGAATTGTGCGTGCAGCTCTTCGCCCAATCGGCTGAATGAAAACCGCGACTGTGGATAAGTCAGCGTCGGCTGATAATCGGCCGCAGTGCTTTCCCGGAAGGCGGCACGGATGAATTGTTCGATCTGCGTGGCGAGCTGACGGCGCTGGTCCTGGGTCAGGTTGGCACGCGGCCATACCTTCACCTCAAGCGTGTGCACAGTCTCGGGCATCACGTAGACCATCAGATCGTCACCGTGGCCATGGTTGCCGTCGTCGCGGATGTGCGCGTTGATCTTCTCCAGGTACTCGTCTGCCGGCACCCCGGCGTCGAACAGCACGTAAGCATTGGCGCTGCCGGGCCCACGTGGCGCTCCGTGTTTGAAGTACACACCGTCGGGGTGCACACCGGGAAAGGCGGTGATCATGGCGCGGTACACTGCGTCGGTGTGGTACTGGTTCACCGCTGAAAACTGATTGCGCACCCGCAGGCGCAGCTGGTCGTTGGGTTCGGCGTCGGCGCCCGGTTGGGTCAGCCAATCGTCGGTGTTGACCACCTGCACAATGCCCGGTACCGGCACCGGCAGAATGGCGTAGTAACCCGGCGCCAGGTTGTAGCCGCTGCCAGCCTCAATGGCCTCGACGGGGATAGCCAGTTGAGCTTCGCCGTCAGCAAAGGTGCCGGGCAGGGTAGTGATCAGCTCGTAAACATGCCCGTTGATGGCGGCCGATTGCACCCGCGTACCCGCTGGCACCTCAAGCGTCCCTGCCGCTGTGGCGCGGGTAAACAACAACGCGCCTAGGGCTTTGGTCGAGGGCTTGCGCTCAACGTTGACCGCCCAGGCGAGCGTATCCAGCCAGGCATCCACGGCGGTCTGCACAAAAAAGTTGGGCAGCACCGTGTCGATGATGAACTGGATCAGCCATAACACCGGCTGAGTCACCAGCGCCGACACGATGCGCCAGAACGGCGAATAGGCGCTGGTGTTGCTGATCTTGCTGCCTTGTTCGGCGGCCTGTTTTTCCCAGGCCTTTTTCAGTTCGGCCTCGGTGGTGGGGATGTTGGCGTCCCGCAGCGCCTGCTTAAAATCCGCGCTCACACCATCACCTTCACATCGCCGAATTTCACGGTGGCTGCGGTTACCAGGTACTCGCCTGGCGCTTGCCGCAGGATCCTTACCGTGCCGGGCACCAGACGCACGTCGTCTTCCACGCGCAGCTCCAGCTGTTGCAGGCAATCGCGCTGGCGCAGTGGGTCGCGCTCGGCGATCAGGGTTACCAACAAGCCGCTTTCGCGGATCATGTGCGCGATGTCCTGAGCGATGCTGGCGCGGTCATCGATCAGCAGCGGTTGGTTGGACGGGTCCAGCACCAGGTCATTGCCGGCAATCAGCAGGTCGATGTAATCGCTCATCCCGCCATCCCCAGCAGCCCTTCCAGCTCATGGGCGGTCATGGGCTTGTTAGTGTGGATCTCGATTTTTTCCACATGGGTGCCCCGATTCTGCGTGGCGGTGTTTTGGATGCTGGTGAGCAAACCGCCCGGTGGCACGGCGTTGGCGCGGTTGGGGGAAAGCGAAGGGATTGCCGCGTTAATCGTTTGTTGGGCGCGCTGCGCGGCCTCAAGGCTGTCGAGGTCCGGCCCGGTTGGCAGTGCGCCAAACCGCGCCTGGATGTCCACGCCGGGAATGGTGTTGAGCATCGCGATCAGGCCGTTGATGGCGCTGTGAAAGATCGCAACGATCCCATCCCACGCGGCTTTGGCCATGCCCGACCAACCGCCCATGGCATCGAACCAGGCCGACAGCGCCGCCAACTGCTCGCTGACCCACTGGAACGCGGCGGTGTTCATCAGGGCTGTAGTCCACTCACCCCAGAAATAAACGACCGCCACGATCACCGCCACCAGGGCAACAATGCCCAACACAATCCAGGTCACCGGGTTGGCCCACAGCGCGGCGTTGGTCAGCCAGATCGCGGCCTGCCACAGCGTCATCGCGCCTTTGACCAGACCGAACCACAGCACCAGCGACGCCAGGCCCGCCACGTACAGTGTCACCAGCAGGATCTGCATCAGGTACGCGCCGACGCTGCGCCACGCCACTAGGTTCAGCAGCTTCCACAGCGCGATAACCGGGACGGCCACGGTGCGCCACACGCCAAAGGTGAAGGTCATCAGCGCGACGAGGGCGGTCAGCCCGAGGACGGTGAGCGCGGTCAAGCCGATCACCCGCGTCAGGTTGGGAAACAACGTGGTCCAACGCACCACCGACGAGCCGCCCTCGGCCAGCCGCTCAATGATCGGGTTAAGCGTGGGCAGCAGCTTCTGGCCGAAGGCGATGCGCACTGCCAGGACGGCGTGTTCAAAGCGCTCCCACGGGTCCGCAATGGTCCTGGCCATCTTCTCGGCCTGTTCCATGCCTTTGACTTTGCCCAACTGATCGATGCTGTTGGCCAGGTCGCCGGTCTTGGGCAGCAGCTGAGTAATCAGCCCCATCGCCTGCTTGCCGCCGAAGGCCTTGCTGATCAGATCGGTTTCAGCGGCATCCAACTCACCATACTTGGCGTTGATCTTCGCCAGGATGTCGAGCATCGGCAGCAAGCGGCCCTTGCTGTCGGTGAACGACAAGCCCAGCTTGGCCTGCGCGCCGTAGGCCCCGGCGAGAAAGGCGCGGTACTTGGTCCCGGCTTCGCCGCCGCTCATGGTCGCCTGCAGCGTGCCCAGGATGGCGATCTGTTCGGCCGCCTGGATACCTGCCGACGTCGCGCTGGCGCCGAGCGCGGTAAACGCGTTGCTCATGCCCTGGCCAGTGGTCTTGAACATCTGCACGGCGGTGGCGGTTTGCCCGGTCAGTTGCTCAACCCAGGCGACCTTACCCATGGCGTCGGCCTGTTTCTGAAAGATCCCGTACATCGTGCCGACGTAACCGGTCACGGTCGCCGCGTCGGCTTTGGTTGCCTTGGCTAGCACGTTGGACGCGTTGGTAAACACGGCCAGCTGGTTGCCTGTGAGCCCCGCAATAGCGCTCTGAATGTCATAGGCCGAACGCACAAACCCGGTAGCGCTTTCGCCGTAGGCAATGCTGAATTGCAAGGACTTCTGGTTGAGCAGATCCAGCGCATCCGCCGCCACGCCCAGGCTTTCCACTTCGCCCAGCGCGGCGTTCTGACCCAGCGCCGGGGCCATGGCGGCCTTGAGTGCGTGTGCCGCGCCGATCATACCGGCCATGCCTACGCCCATCTGCACCAGGCCTTTTTGACCTTGCATCGCCAAATCGCTAAAGCCGGTTTTGACCTTGCCCAGGGGCTGGCTCACGCGGTCTACCAGGCGCAGGATGAAGTCGAGTTTGCTGGTGGCGGCTGCGCTCATTTAAGCCAACACCACAGTACCTGCGGCACCCACGGTTTTCAGGCGCTCTTGAGCGATTTGCACGTTGTGCTGCAGGGCTTCACTGGCCAGCCATCGGTAGCCCTCAAGCGCAGCAGCTACCAGCGTGCTTCCCGAGCCTGCAAACGGGTCGAGAATGACGCCACCAGGCTCGCAAATTTTAACGAGGGCCCGCATGAGCGCAGTGGGTTTTCCCGTGATATGAAATTTGTCTTTTCGGCGTACCGGTTCGCGAACAACACCGGGCAGAGGGGGCACGGATCGGCCGAGCGGCATTGCGCCTTTGCTGCCCCAGACGATGTACTCGGCCTGAGCGCTGAAGCGGCCCTTCTGCGGACGTACTCCCTCGGTCTTGTCCCATACAGCGATGCCGCGCCAGGTGAAGTCTGCCGCCTGTAGTGCATCGGTGGTCAGAGGCAATTGCCGCCAATCGCTGAATAGGCAAACCGGTGCCCCGGTTTTCAAAGCCCTGAATGCTTCGGTCAGCCACAGCACGTACCACCGCAAATGGGAGCGCTGGTCGCGCTGATCACCCATAAATTCTGGGTACAGGACGCTGCCGCCACTCTGTAAATACTTCTCCGAGGGCGCTTGTTGGCGCGCCCCTACGTGCAAGCCGCCGCTTGAGTACGGCGGATCTGTAATCAAGGCATCTACAGAGCAGTCGGGAATCTGTTCGAGGTAACGCAAACAGTCGCCGTGAAACATTAGGTTTTCCAACGAAAATCACCCTTTCAACGCCCTGGCAATCCCGTTCGCCACGGCGATCTCCATGCGTTTCCAATACTCACTTTCCAGCCACATGGCCGTGCCCAGGTTGTCCGCCGTAGGCTCGGCGCCGGGTAGCCAGCGCTCGTTCAGGGCCAGCAGTTGGCCCAGGCTGTCGTCGTTTAAGCGGTCAGCACGGCCGAGGGCTTTTTTACGACGACTTCAACGTCGGGCGCGTACTCATCCAGCAGCGTGCCGGCCAGTTGCATCGTGAACACCGGGTTGCGCAGCAGCGGGCGCAGCGCGTCGAGGTGGGCGGGTACCACGGTGGTGGTCAGCAGGTTGTTGGACGGCGCCACCTTGTTGCTGGGGGTGACGGCGTTGAAGTACTTGGTCACGTCCTGGGGGGCGAGGGTAAAGGTGAAGTCCTGTTCGCCGATGGCCAGGGTGATGTCGCGGCGCTCGCTCATGGTTGGGCTCTTTGGTTGAGGTTGGAGAAATAGGTGTCTAGGCACTGTTCCAGGCGTTTTTCGAAACGGTGTTCCAGCTTGTCCAGGGCCTTGTCGAAGGCTTCCAGGCGCCCGTTGTGGGTGGCCATCTCGATGCGCAGTTCCAGGTTTTCGCGGCGGGCGGCGTTGACCTGGCGGAACAGGTAGATCTGGAAGCCGGCGACCCAGGTGAGTACCAACTCGGTCAGCAGCAACATGGCGCTGATGTGCAGCGGGGACATTTCCATCACGGCTGGCCCCAGGCGCCGCGCCCGCCGAGGCGCACTGCTTGCCACAGCAGCCAGGCCAATGTGGCGTCGGTGCCTTCCTCCAGCAGGGCTTCGTAGAAGATCCGGTCGGCTTCGTGCTTGGTGAAACGGTGGGCCTGATCGGTGTAGAGGTAGTCATGCAGTACGGCGGGCCGGCGAATAGTCGGCGCTTGGGTGTCGACCCAGTGGCGAGCGATGCGCGGTACGCTGGCTAGGTCCGACAGGTAGCCGGCAGGGACGCAGATCGAGCGACCATCGCGGGTGCCATACAGCAGCGGCTGGATCACTTCCCAGCGTTCGTGCCCTGGCCGGTGGCGCAATTCAAGGTGGCTTTCAAACGGCATGTTCAGTAACTCCAGATCGCAGGGCTCGGCAGCCGCCCGCCGGCTGGCGCCCAACCCAGGTGCAGAAACCGCGCATCGCCTTTCTGGTGGATACCGATACGGTTGAACCCCAACGGCAGCGCCAGGCGCAGCAGGTGCAGGGCTTCGGCACCTCGACAATGCACGTCCACGGCGCGGCCATCGAAGTGTTCACCGGGGGCTGATTTGTTCGCTTCGTTGGGGTGCCGCGCACAGCGATAGGCGCTCGCCAGTAACAAGGGCTGGCCGTAGGCGTCACGCAAGCGTTGCAGGCGCGCCATATAGGCCGGGTCCATCTCGCGCCCGGTGCTGTCGCACTGGCCGCAGCGGCAGCGCAATTCGGCGTAGGCAAAGTTTGCCCAGGGACTGTCGCTCATCAGCGCAGGCCCTCGATCTCGCTGGCGTCCAGGTACGGCACGCCGTTGATGCGGATAAAGTCCGGGCTGGTCACGTCAAATGGCACCTTGTGGATACTCTTCTGCCCGCCCTTGGGGTCGATGTCCAACAGGCTGGAAATTTTCAGCCGACAGCCGAAGGCTTCTACGCGCAGTTCGTCGGTGGCGGTCTTGGCAAAAAACAGCGCGTCGAATGGCTCCAGCTTGCGAAATGAGCCGGCTCGGTTGGCCGCCTGGATCAGCAGTCCCAGGTTGACGCTGTCCAGCTCAAACTCGCCGCTGGCCGCGACGTCGCCGTCTACATAGCCATCCGGCACGCCCTTGGTTTGCGCCACGGCGCTGTTGTCGGTGATGTCCAACGTGGCCTTCTCGATATGCACCTGCAGATCGCCCAGGCTTACGTCGAAATTCATGCCGCTGATTCGGGCCATGGGTTATTCCTCGTCGTCCAGGGACAGGTCCAGGGCGATGTTCGCCGTGAGGTCCTTGGGGCAGTTGTAGGGGCGGATGCGAAGGTAGGCTTCGATGGTGGTGCGGTTCTTCCACACCAGGGCGATGTCGCCGTCTTTGGGCGGCCGGATATCGCCGGGGAACTGTTGGCCGGCGAAGGTCACGGCGCGGGACATCTCGCGTAACGGGCGCATCAGGCGCAGGCGGGTGTAGGCCATGCTGTTGGGCGTGCTGTTGACCTTGCGGTCGGCGACCATCTGGATCAGCAGGATCCGCACACGGCGCGCGGCCTTGTCGACGATACGCAGGTGTTCCACCTCGGCGAAGTCGCTGCCGGGGGCGTCCAGCAGGTTGGCGTCACCCCAGTACATGCCGGGGTAATCGGGGTAACTCTGCGGGACCGAAAAGCGCATTTTGTCCAGCTCGGCCAGGGTGGCAGTGGTCAGGGGCACGCCGTCTTTGTCCACAGGCGTAGGGCCCAGGCCGACGAGCGCGCCGGTTGCGACCCGCATGGGGCTGTCGGCGATGCTCACGGCGGCATTCGCCAGGCGGCCGGCCAGCACGCCCAGGTCATTGCCGTGCAGTTGCGGCACCACACCCACGCGCGGCGCGGCTACATCGTGCAGGAGAGGGCGTTGTTCATCACGGTAGGCCGCCCAGTCCTGCGCGGGTGCGATACCGGCACTGGCGGCCAGTACGAACACGCGTCGACCGTAGCGGTTGATCAGGTTGACGGCGGCGGTGTGCATCGCTTCGAGTTCGGCGCGGGTAGTCACCGGTTTGGTGATGACCACGGCCTCGACTGACAGGCCCGCGCTTTGGGCTTGGTCCAGCGCGTCCTGCCAGTCGCCATCGGCGGCCAGCGGCACGGCAGCGCAGGCCCAGCGGTCGCCGCCGTTGTGGCGGGCGGCGGTGATCTGGGTTTTCAAGTCGCTGGCGGCTACGCCCAGTTCGGTGTCCAGGTCGCTTTGGGTGTTGAGTGCCAGCAGCTTGCCGATGTTCTTGGTCGCCGGGCCGATAAACAGAAAGTGGCGCTCAATCGCGGTGACCGGGCCCTGGCCCAGGTTGAGATTGTTAACGCTGACTTGACCTTGAGCCATTAAGCGGCCTCGTTACTTGGGCGATTGAAGGGTTTGCTGCAACACGGTGCGCACGATCTCGCGGATGTCTTGCGGGTCGGCGCCGAGGGTATCGCGGGCGGGTAGATCGATCTTCCAACTGCGGCGTTTGCTGGTCACGGTGGTGGGCAGCCCCAACTGGTGTTCGCGGGCGATGCGTGTGTTACGGCGTTGGCGCCAACCGAGAGTGGCGGCGTCGGGCGTGAGTTTGGTCACCTGCAGGCGCGTGCTCAGGCGGCGCAGCATTTTGCGGCGGCTCTTTTGTTTACGCGGAGCGAAGGGCGAGCCATCCAGATTGCGCTGGGTGCCGATGCGCCGGGTGTTGCGCGTGCGCAGGCGCTTGCTGGCGTTGTTCAACAGGCGTCGGCGTTTTCCTGCCGGCAGGGCCAGCAGTTGCAAACGCTGTTCGGCTTCGATCAGCCCACGGATGTCGAAACTAAGCGTCGGTGCGGTCATGGCTGACGGCTCCTTGCTCGGCGACCCACAGGTCGTAGGGTACAAACGCCCAGCGTTTGTTGAAGGCGTGGATCTCGCCGTCGGCGGCTTCGGCCAGGTGCAGGGGTTCGATAAAGTCCAGTTGCAGCTCGATGTCGGCCACGTCCGGGGTGAGCTGTTCGATCTCGATCACCGGGGCGGGCAAGGCCTCGTCTTCGCGGTGGGGGTCGTGCGTTTCCAGCCATGAACCGAGCAAGGCCATCAGCCGTGCGGGGTTGTCGGCAAAGCGGGCGATCACGATCACGGCGCGGTAGCGCATGTCGCCCAAGTGCAGGCCCTGTTCGGTGGGTTTCCAGTTCAGGCTGAAGGTGACCTGTTCGGCCCAGCTGTCGAACTGCTCCGAGGGCACCAGAAAGCGGTCCACCAGGTCACGGGTGAGGGCGCGCAGTTTGTTCATCAGATCAGCTCCGCCGTGACGCGGCTGCGGCCCTGGATCAAGCGCACGGCTTGCTGGCTGAAACTCAGAAAGCGCTCGGCGGTTTCCGGGGCTTCCTTGGCCAGGTTCTCGGCCGACTCGCGGCGCAGAACGGTGGCGAACTGGCTTAACAGGTAGGCCTTGGAGCGGCAGTACACGGCGCGTTTGTAGCTGGCGGCCATGAAGGTGCGTTCCGGCAACAGCATCGGGTCGGCTTTCAATACGCTGGTGATGCCCACGCCCTGCCACTGCGCTTTGCGCCGGGCCAGGTCGTGGTTCACTTCGCCCATGGCCAGGGCGATGCCGTCCACCAGCAGCTCCAGCAGATACTCGGCTGGCAGCCGGTAGCCGCGCTGAAACTCGGCCACGTCTAAGTCGGGCCAGAAACCGTCATTGGCGATCGGCTGTTCGATCAGAGTGGTGGGTCGACCGGAAAAGCTCATGGGCATCGCTCGAATAAACGCGGGGGTGGCTGCTTGTGGTCATTGGCACGGAGCCATGGCCTCGGCAGGCCCCCGCTGGGGGGGTAAGTCGGTTCAGATGGCGTCTTGTCGGCGTAACGCTTTGGTGGCGTCTTCATGGCGGGTCTTCACGCCAATGCCGGGGTACAACGCGGTGGCCCGTTCGAAGTGCACGATGGCCTGGGCCCATTGCTTCTGGTCCATGGCCAGGATGCCGAGCAGCTTGTGATAGCGCGCCGGGATGCGTTCAAACAGCTGCCATTCACCGTCCACCCGGGGCAACAGTTGTGACAGGTACGGCTCGGGGCTGCGTTTGGCGTCGTGCTCGGCCTCGGACCAGTCGATCATCGCGTCGGCGACAAAGGTGGGGATGTCGCGCCGGAATCGTTCGGGCATCGCCTGGCCTTGCTGCAGGGCGAAGTCGGCCAGTTCCAGGCCCGCCTCAAACTGCTCGGTGTCGAACAGCCACACCATCACCTGCATCAGCACCGGGTTGGGGTGGTTGAGGCCGGACTCGCGGTAGCGCCGCACGTAATCCAGGTATTTGGGTAGCAACTCGTCACGCTTGAGGCGCTGGCGTTCGCCCAGGTTGTTCAGGTCTGACAGGCGTGCGCAGTCTTCGGCCAGGGCGGTGGTCATCAGCGCCAGATGTTTTTGCGCATTGGCGGGGCCGGCCAGCGCGGTGGTCGGGGTGTATACCTCGACGCTGGTGGCGGGGCCTTGATCCAGCACGCGCTGTTTATGCTTGAGGGCCAGGCTCATGCTTCAGGCTCCTCTGGCGGCGACGGTTCGACGAATTCCACATTGCCCGCCTCGATGCCGGCGAACTTGCCCAACTGCTCGACCACGTAGCCCTCGTTGCGGCTGTTGTAGTCCTCGGCGCGGGAACGTTTGGGGTTTTCGATCAGGTAGCGGCGCCAGGAGCTGTCTTGAAAGTAGATCGACAGGTTGTCGAACGAGGTCACCACCACGCCCTTGGACGGAAAGTGTGGGCAGGTGTAGGAGGGCAGGCCGCCGTAGGTGTCGATCACCTGGGCCATCTCGACCTTGGTTTTTTCGCTGGGCGTGTGGCCGTGCTTGGCGTACAGCTTGCCCTTGTCGTGGGCCAGCAGGTCGCGGCCGATGATCGCCACCAGGTCGTCGCCGTCGCGGAACTCTTCATCAATCATCAGCGACACGTCGTGCACCAGGCTGTCGAGGTTGGCGTAGTCGCCGCCCACGCCGATCTGGATTTTGCCCGTGGTCGCGCCTTCCACCAGGATCTGCTGGGCGGCCTGCTCGCGCACGATTTGCAGCCAGCCTTTGTTCACGTCTTGCAGCAGCGGGAAAGCCACGCGGTCGGTGTCGGCCGCGACCTTGACGCCGTGCCAGCCGACCATGATGCGGTCCAGCGCGATTTGGCGGCGCACTGCGGCGGTGTAGCGCTGGGCGAAGTCCTTGAACTTGGCCCAGGCATCGATGGTGGCGAACTTGAGCGTTACGTCGCTGTGGGTGTCGTGCAGCTCGTAGCCCTTGCCGTCCAGGCCCAGCACATTGCGTGGCTCGCGGTCTTTTTTGTCGGTGTCGGTGCGCCCGGTGACGGTGCCGTTGACGCCCATCATCACCTTCTCGCCTTTGATCTCGCTCACGGGGATCACGTTGATGCGCTGCAAAAACGCCGAGGTCAGGGTGATCTGGTCGTTGAGGGTTTGCGCCAGGCTGGGTTCGACGTTGAACTCTTCGCGGGCCGATTCCACGCCATAGCTTTGCGCGATGCGGGCTTGAAGCGCGTGGTAACGCTGTCGGGCGATAGGGCTGAGCTGGCTCATCAGTAAATGGGCTCCACTTCTTCGGTGACAGGACCGGTGGTGCTGGGGATAGTTTTGCCGGTGGCTTGGTTGAGCGCGGTGTTGAAGGTTTCTTGAAGCTGTTCCAGCGAAGTCTTCAGGCTGTTGAATTGCTCGGTGGTAACGTGGGTTGCTGGCGGCTCAACCGGCGCGGGGGCGGCCTGTTCCATGCGGGTGGCTACGGCGTCGAGTTTGTCCACGGCGGCGGTGAAGGCTTCGGCGGTTTTTGGGTCCATGGGGGGCGTCTCGGGTTTGGGGGTGTGTTTGCCGCTCAACTGGTGGAATAAGCGGGTGACAAAGTTGAGGGCCGACTCATCGCCCAGGGCGGGCGGCAGCAGCTCATCCAAGGCTTCAACGGGGGCGAAGTAGTTGCCGGTTTCAGCGCGCCGGGAAAAGTGCAGGGGCTGGGTGCCCAGGCTCGCCGGGTCGTCGGTGATCGCCAGGCCGCGCAGGTAGGGTTTGCCGGTGTCGGCGAACTCGGGCTGGATCTCGATGCTGGTGAACAGCTTTTGCGCCTCTTTGTTGAGTTGCAGCAGCCGGTCGTTGGGCAGCAGCTTGGCGAACAGCGCGACCTTGCCGTCGTCGAGGTCCTCGGTTTTCAACTCGGCCACGCTGCCGAAATTGCCCATATAGCGGATGTGTTCGAACCAGATCACGGCGGTGTACAGCGCCGGGTCGTAGGCGCTGGCCATGTCGCGCAGGTCTTGTGGATGGATGGTGCGACCGTCGGCGGTTTTGCCGCTGGTGGCAACACGTTTCCAATCGGAGACAAGGGTGCGGGGCATAAGGTTGAACGCTCGGTTGCGGTGGCGATGAGCGTCACGATAGGCAGCCGAAACGGGCCGAACAAACGGTTCGGCTGCGGGTAATTCCTAGATCGGGCGGGTAGGAATACTGAGGGTTTTTGGCGCGGGTTTGCGGGGTTTTGCCTGCATAGACTGCGGTGCATGCCCTATTCGAACGAAGTCAAAGACGCGGCCAAACGCCTATATCTGCGCCGCTGCAAACCCCGTGAAATACAGGCTGAACTCAAGCTGGCCAATGTGCGCATCGTTTACTACTGGATCGCCAAGGGCGGCTGGGACGAACTGCTGACGGATGAGGAACCGCTGACGGCGGTGAGCCGGCGCATTACCTTGGTTCTGGAGCGGCCGGGCACGCTGGTCAAGGCGGATCTGGATGAGCTGGACCGGCTGACCACCTTGCGCGAACGGCTGCTGAAACAGTGCGGCAAGGCCCCTGCCGTGGAGCAAAACCGGGTAAAGAGCGATAAGCCCCCGCGCAAACCGAAGGCCGCAAAAAACGATATCTCCGCGCTGACCGAAGTGGACTTCGTGGAGAAATTCACCAGCAAGCTCTTCGGCTATCAGAAAGAACTATTCGCCGCCAAACAGAACCCGCTGACCCGGCGTATCCGCAATATCCTCAAATGCCGCCAGTCCGGGCTGACGTACTACTTTGCCGGCGAAGCATTCATGGATGCGGTGCTGACCGGTGATAACCAGATGTTCCTGTCGGCCAGCCGGGCCCAGTCTGAGCTGTTCCGGGGTTATATCGTCGGTTTTGCGAAAGACTGGTTCGGCATCGAGCTGACCGGCAACCCGATCATCCTGAGCAACGGTGCCGAACTGCGGTTTTTGAGCACCAACAGCAGCACCGCCCAGGGACCGCACGGCCATGTGTACATCGACGAATACTTCTGGATTCGTGACTTCGACAAGCTGAGCAGCCTGGCCGGGGCGATGGCCACCCACAAGAAATGGCGCAAGACGTTCTTCTCCACACCTAGCGCCGTCAGCCACGAGGCCTACCCGTTCTGGACCGGCGATACTTTCCGGCGCGGCAAGCACAAGAAGGCCAGTCAACCGTTCCCCAGCGAGCCCGAACTGCGCCAGGGCGCGCTGTGTCCGGACGGGCAGTGGCGCAAGATCATCAACATCCACGACGCCATCGACGGCGGCTGCGACCTGTTCGACTTGGAACAGCTGCGGCTGGAAAATTCCGATGAAGTCTTCGAACAGCTCTACCTGTGCCAATTCATCGACAGCAGCCGGAGCGCGTTCAACCTGGCCGACCTGGAGCGTTGCTACTCCGACCTGAGCCTGTGGAAAGACTACCAACCCAACGCCGAGCGCCCCTTCGGCAATGCCCCAGTGTGGATCGGCTACGACCCCAGCCGCACCCGCGACGACGCCACCTGCGTGGTGGTGGCGCCGTCGCTGGAGCCGGGCGGTAAGTTCCGCATCCTGGAAAAACACTCCTGGCGCGGCCACTCGTTCACCTACCAATCTGCCCAGGTCAAAAAGCTGTGCGAGCGCTTTAACGTGCAGCACATCGGGATCGATATCACGGGCGTCGGCTACGGCGTGTTCGATCTGGTGCGCGACTTCTTCCCCCGCGCCACGCCGATTCACTACAGCCTCGAAACCAAAAACACGCTGGTGCTCAAAGCCCAGGACACGATCCAGGGTCGGCGTATCGAATGGGACGCCAGCTGGAACGACATCGCCGCCGCCTTCCTGACCATCAAGCGTGGCGCTACCACTAGCGGCCAGATCACCTACAGCGCCTCACGCACCGACGCCACCGGCCACGCAGACATTGCTTGGGCGGTGATGCACGCCCTGGCCCATGAACCCCTCAACGTCCACAAAAAGCGGCGCAGCCGCTGGTCCACCCTCGAAGGCAGTCATGAACGATCACGCGCCACTGGCCATCCCCCGCAAGGTAAAAACATTCAGCTTCGGCGCGCCCGAGTCGGTCCTGACCGGCCACCTGGGCGAGTACATGGGCGTGTTCGCCAGCGACGACGGCCAGCTCTACACCCCGCCCGTGTCCCGCACGGGCCTAGCCAAACTGCTACGCGCCAACGCCCACCACGGCACCATCCCGCGCTTCAAACGCAACCTTCTGCTGCGTGACTTCATCCCCTCGGCCGGGTGCAGCGCGCAGACCATGGGCCGGGCAGCGTTAGATTTTATGGTGTTTGGCGAGGGGTACTTCCAGCGTAAAACCAATTTGCTGGGGCAGGTGCTGGAGCTGGAGCATCTACCGGCGTTGAACATGCGCAGAAAGGTCGGTGGTGGGTTTGTGCTGCTGTTGCCCGGTGGCAAGCACCTGCACTTTGACGAGGACCAGGTGGAACATGTGATGGACTACGACGTGGAACAGAACATCTACGGCGTGCCGGACTACCTGGGCGGGATGCATGCGCTGTTGCTCAACGAATCTGCTACGTTGTTTCGGCGCAGGTACTACAACAATGGGGCTCATGCGGGGTTCATCTTCTACACCAACGATCCGAACCTATCGGAAGCAGACGAGGAACGCATGCAGGCGCAGATCGGGGCGAGCAAGGGTGTGGGAAATTTTCGTTCGCTCTTTGTGAACATACCGGGCGGCGGGGATAAGGCGATTCAGATCATTCCAGTGGGGGATATCGCGACCAAGGATGAGTTTGAGCGGATCAAGAATATTACGCGCAATGACGTGATTGCGGCGTGGCGGATGAACCCGGCGTTGGCGGGGTGCATGCCGGAGAACGCGGCGGGGTTTGGGGATGTGGAGAAGATTGATCGGGTGTACACCAACAATGAGATACGGCCGATTAGGCAGTTGTTTTTGCAGGTGAATGGGCGATTGCGTAGGGATCGACGGGTGGGGTGGGCTGAGCGCGGATAGACATGTGTGTATGCGCCCGAATGGGCGCATACAGTGCGTTTATTTGCCAGTTCTTCGGACTAACTACGGGGTCAATAATCAAGTGCAGAGTAACGCTCCATGAGTGAGCTGACTCGTAACGAAATTCACGCCATACCATTTCCAAAGTGCCGCAAATGTACTGAGTACGCCAATGATCAAAGGAGCAATGTGATCCGTGAACCAAGGGGTCACGACAATTCCGCGGGCAATTACGAAGGCTTTTATCGCCCAAGTCAGAGGCCTACTCGGCTCGTAGTCGACTGCTCCGAACCCAGATGCCGGTCTCCACGCTCCGTTTCGATTAAACCCGTACCCGGCAGTAAGTCTGATACGCAAACGCTCCGCACGAGGATACGGTTGCGGTTTGTCGGTAGACGCATCAATGCGCCCTGGCATTAAGATATCCCCTTCGCGATAGCTGATTTCCATATCAACCGAGGAACCGTAGTTTGAAGTGAAGTGCTCTTGAGCACTCTTATCAAGCTCTCGCTTTTTTATTCTCAGGGAAACCCACACCAAAGCCTTGTTGTAGAGGTCGCGCATTGGTTGATCAAAATACAGGCTATTAGTCGGTAATCGCTGGTAGAACCGAATTCCGAAATAGATGTTGACCATTGCTAGTATTAGCCAAGCGCTGTGGGTACGGTGGTGCAGCTGAATCTCATTTCCCATCAGCTTGAACTGGGTTAGGTCTGCACCGAAATACCACAGCGCTAGCATTAGAGCGGAGTAGGTGAGCAGAAAGCCCCGTGCCTTTTTGAAATCGCCTTCATCATCCATCGCCAACACCACACCCCAAAGATTGAAGAGATGCTAGCAGCTCTGACTGCGCGATGGCATCGGGCCATTCCAACTCGTAGGCGCCCGATGCAGTGCACCGGGCGCGAACCACTTACTGCGGATGTGGCCCGCCAGGCTGAATAGCCAAGTGCAGATCATCGAGAACCGCTTTGCCCATTTCACACAGATAATGCGCGGCAAACGCAAGCCTCGCGTTTCTGGGGTCCATGGCTACTTCAAGCGAGAGGGTGGTGGCGCAGTCGAGGACGTGCGCGGCGTGTTCAAGGGCTTCACGCAGTGGAACCCCGGCATTTACACGGAATAGCTTCAAATGGTGTTTGCCCTCCCCGCAGTCTGCGAAAGTTTGAACGCCAATGGTAGTTGCTGAAGGTGGGGTGCTCATTGCAAACCTCCTGAATTCTGGAGGCGCTGAGCGGGCATTGCAGTTTGAATTGCGGTGTCTTCGTACGGCATAGCTAATTCCCTTTGCATGAACAAAAAGAACTGCCATTTACGATTCCAAGCGTAAAGGTGGCAGCTGTACGCAGGTTGGAATCCGAGGGGAATTGACTCGGCAGACACGAAGGTCTCCCACGTACAGCCGCCAAAATGCACAAAAAACAGACCTGAAAAAGCATCTGTAGATTGTTTGACGACGCTATAACGTCTTTCCCCACGGGATTCCACGCCCGGTCGCTGATGAGCAGCGACGGTGAGAGGTTATCGTGATGGGCTCTAGGCTGCAACACTAGGAATGGGTAGGATATTTCTGGTATGTGTGAAGGACTATTTGAATAAGGAATGTTTAAAATGACCAAGATCAAGAAAAAAACTGCACGCCTTGATCGTGCCAAGGAAAAGGCCAAGCGTGAAAAAGAGCAACGGTTACGTTCTTTTTATGCTGGTATTAGCGATATGCATAAAGACCCTGTTGTTCAAAGTATTAAAGCTGCCGTTGATTATTTTAAGTCATTTATGTCAGATGCTGTGTGGTCGCGACGTAAAGGTGAGGTGGAAGAGTACTTCTTAGGGGTTACAAGATCTATAGTTAATTCAGAGACCAAAGATTCGATGCAATATAACAATCGCATGGCATATTTTACTAAATGGATCGATTGGTATATCTATTTGGCGGAAATATGCTCTACAAAAGCTTTTGGGCATGATGAGGCACAGTGGGCAAGAATTAAACCGTTCTTTATGAAAATTGGCAGTTCTTTAGAGTTGTTGAAACGTGTTGAAGGCGTTGAGGTGCGTGTAAAGGATATGCTGTATAGCAGAGACAATAATGCAGACTCCGCATTGTTCGAACTGATTGTCGCAATCGCGTATGTGGAGAAGGATTGGGTTGCAGAGTTTATCCCCGAAATAAAGGGGGGGAAGAAGACGCCTGATCTGAAAGTCACCAGAGGAGGTGAGGTTTTATTTGTTGAGTGTAAACGCTTTCAGAAAGTTACCGATTACTCGGAAACTGAGCGCCAAGCTTGGTTGCGGCAGTGGGGAGATCTGCTGCAAGAAATAATGAAGTGTGGTGTGCCAGTTTTGATTAATGTTAATTTCAAATCGGAAGTCCATTTATTGGAGTCGGGATTTGTAGCGAGACTTTTTCAATCGGCCATAAAAGAAAATAAATTTTCTATAAGCACGCCAGAGTGCGATCTGTTTCTTCAGCCAATTGACTTTCCCAGGATGTTGGATCACTTCTCAAGGTATTCGGTGAAATTTCCATCTGCTCAATTGAACGCCTTGATCGATCCTCAGTGGGAGCCTCATGCATCCTACACATTAGCTATGGACGCAAAGTTCAGAGCAATGCCTGAAGGGGACTCCGCACTAAATCGGTTTGTAGAAATAATTCGAACTGTTTTCTGTGCTCGCTGGGAGTGTACTGCGGAAATATCTATTGATAAAAAAGCTAGGGATGTAAGAACTCTATTAGTTAAGGCGGTCGAGCAAGCTCCCGCTGACGGTAGAACTGTAATTCATATTGCTTACGAAACGCTTCACGGCCCAGAAGTTGAATTTGTCAGGGATCAGAAAATTCTTAAGCTTGTAAACGACTTCGACTATGGAGTGAAAGATATCGCATCTGTATTTTGTCATGCGTTACAACCGTCCTCGCATCCTGATGGAGTTATTGAACTTGCGGAGACAACTAGATTTTTCAATCGGTCGCTAAGTGCGGAGTATATTTTACCTGGGCATCAATTGCTCTTCTCCGGCGAAGGGGCTGAAATAACATTCAATGATACGCATTGGTTGCAGGATGCTTTGAGGGTTTTTGAGAAGAATTAGTTTCTACTTATTGGGGGTGCATGTGGAAAAATACTATCATGATGTTGATACTCTTGCTTTTCAGCATCAGGTTCATTCAATTTCAAAAGAAATGAGTTTTCGTCTGAATGAACTCATTGATGCTAGTCGTTCGGAGATTTCCAAGTTTAATAGATCTATTCATTTGAAAGGGCAGGTTGAGGATGAGCAGACTGACGTCGTGGCGTATCGTTTTGGTTCATTCCTTGCTCTGCTGCAGACATTTAGAGATGCTCTGAATAAAGCTGTTGGTGAGGACATAGATCAAGACAGTTTATTTGAAGGGGTGCCGCACGCTAGCTTCTTGTTTCAATTGCGCAATGCACTCGTTCATGATGGTTACCAAGCGGTCTCTTTATGGGTGGACGGTCGTTATTATTTTCCAGTAAATATCAAGAGGCAGGGTTTTGGTAAAAAAATTATCTATATCGATGCCCCTGTTGTAGATGTTGAAACACTAACGCTGCAGTATGCACTGATTTATTCTCAGCGCCTTGCGGCGCTGATTGATAAATTACCAGCGGAACAAAAACTCAAAGGTTGCCAGCGGAGCGGTGATTGGTATAGGGCTGCCTTCTCTCATTCAGAAGTGAAGCGATTATTGGGCGATAATGTCTTAGGTGAAGCTGATTTTTCTTTCGTTTCTGAGCCTTTGCCAGTACCACTTGATCTGGCGGTCGGACGCCTACGTGAAATAACCAAAACGTGCGCTGATCGGCTTGATGAGTTGGAAAGGTTATCTCCAATTCCGTTCGATTGATTTTTGAGCAGCAAAGGGTATATGCGGGCGGCTAGTGTTTGGATGCATGTGTGGGCTTTACTTAAGGTCTTCTAGGCTATTTAATATTATTATTTGGAGCTCGCAAATGAAGGTCGCACAGCTTCTCATTGTTGCGGATCAGATTCTTCAAGATATTGGAGCGCTCATTCGCCAGTCTCGCCCGCCCACTGGAGGCGTCGGTCGTTTGCAGGTGAGTCTTATTCTAACCATTTCAGAACAGTACGAGGCTGTTCTAAGGCTTGCCAAGGCACAGATGATTACTCATTCGACTTCTCATGCTCGCTCGATGATTGAGGCGCTTGTAGCCATGAAAATGCTCGAAATAGACAAAAGCTATGTTGAAAAAATGCGGTACGAAAATCTAAGAGGAGAGAAACGAGTTTACGAAGGTTTGTTTTCCGATCCTAATGCCCCTGCCAATGTTAGGTTGCAATTGGAAGGGAGATATAACGCCTGTAAAGCTGAGCTTGGTGTTCTTCATGAGGCAGGCTATAGGCCTAAAAGAATTAGCGACGATTTTGGGGCCGCAAAACTATGGGATTTTGTCGGGCCTTATTCAATGCTTTGCGCATTCTCGCATAATGATTTGTCTGTCTTGGCTCATCGGCATCAAGGAGACACCGGAATGATTTTCAAGAAAGAAAATTCCGCCGGTATAGTGCTAGCTGTTGTTTCAAGCTCCGTACATGTTGTGATGCAAGCTACTGAGCAGTTCGGAAAAATTGCCAAATTTACTAATGGAGATTTTCCAGAGATTTTTGAACGTATGAACATGAAGTGGTGTGCTATTTTGAATGCGGAATTAGAAAGTCAGGACTAACAGTTTTTGACTCAGGCTTGTTCAGCAAGAATGTTGCGATCGGGTCTATTGAATAAAGTTAGAGGTGTGGATGCGGGTCTACTGCAAATCATGTGGCGAAAAAGGCCGAATCGCTTCCCGCGATGAGCTTTCACTGGAGTTCGCCCGCCTCTACTGCCAATGCAGCTCCCCCCACTGTGGCCACACCTGGGTCGCCAACCTGACCTTCTCCCACACCCTGAGCCCCTCCGCGCAGGCAGTCGACCGTTTGCTGTTCGACCGCCTGCGCAGCTTATCCAAGGTTCAGCAACGGGACCTGTTTGATCAACTCGGCGTGGTCTCCTCCACGTAGCTGCGCAACATCGCTTCGGCTTGTTCATAACATTTGAGCTGGGCCACGCCGTAGTCGATCAGGGCGAGTCTGGCGCGTTGGGTCAGTTGCAGGTCGGCGGTGAGCAGGGCAACCACCAGGGCGAAGCTGTCGCCGCATTCCTCAAATTGATCGCGCATTTTCATGATGCAGACGGGGGCGTTCAACACAACGATTTCTCCTTTTTCGATGTAGTTGGCCGGTAGTTTAAGGGCCGGATTTTTCCCCGCCAGTGGGCTGTTCCCCTGCATTTGTAAGTACGTAATATCGCCCGCCGTCCTACGAAAAAGCGTTCCATCGTTAGCGCTTTCGCCTCTGTCGTGTGTGATACGCGCTGTGTTCTGCTGAAAAGTTTTGACTTGAATTTGTAAAGTCATAGGGCTCTATTTCGAGGGTTTCAAAGAGTCGTGTCCCAACGAATAGCGTGGTGCGGTGCGTGCGTTGAGTTCTGTCGCTGTTTCATTCATTTACAAAAACAAGGGCGCCGAAGCGCCCTTGTTTCACCCTAGTGTGTGAGTTAGGGCGCGCTGAGGTGGAAGCTCAAGGCGTCGAGGGTCACCACGCCATAGACACGCTGGCCGTCAGGCCCCTCGAACGCAACGACCACTTGTTTGCCGGGCAGTGGAATACGGACTACACCGTAGCCGCTGTCGAACTCCAACAACCGGGTGGCGCCCAGCAGGTACGCGTCAGAGCGCAGGCCCAGTTGCTGGCGGGCTTGTTTTAATTGGTCTTCTGGCACGAATACCAGCTCGCCATCGATGTGCAGGCAGCGGGTGCCGGTGTGTTGCTTGATCGGAAAGTGTGCGATTCGGCGCTTATCCATGGTGGTGTCCTCGGGCCGTGGTAGCCTTGTGCCCGCTACTGCGGGGGTGCTGTGCTTGCATGGTGTGGCTCCTTTTTGTGGTGGCAGGTGTCGGGGAGGTGCGAACTCCTCGGCACCGTCTCTTTCAGGCTTGCTGCAAGGCGGTGGCCGTGTACACGGATCGCCATTGGCAGCGCACTTCGAACAACCCCAGGTCGTGGCCCTCGACGTTGTGCAGGTGCACGACGGTGACGAAGGTCGGGCGGCTATCGGGGTGGGCGCGCCAGTGGTCGAGGGTGGCGAATTCAGCCAGTTCTTCCGGGGTGCCTTTTTCGCGGTACCAGTCGGGCAGGTAGACGCGGCCCATCAGGCCGTTCGCGCTGTAGTGCAGGATCATGGCGTGCGGCCCTCTGCGTGGGTGAAGTAGTCCATGCGCAGCAGGCTAAGGCAGTCTTCAAAGAGCCTGAGGTCCAGGCCGCGCAGGTCGGTGAGGTTGAGCCGGTAGTGGTGGGGGTGAATCAGGCTCATCAAGAACAGGCCGGCGATGAGGCTTTGGCCGGTGCTGGCTTCGACGACGTGGATCAGGTTATCGAAGGCCCGGATGCCGTCGGTTTTGATCTCCCTGGAACGTTGTGGACACAGCGCTGCATTGCGCTGATTCGCTAGTCTGTGGCCCACGTACTCTTGGGGCTGGGTACGCCAGACCTCCATCAGTTCCTTCCACACGGATTCGCCTTGGTCGATGCGTTGATGCACTTCCACTTCCGGCATGTAATCCATTTCCAGCACGCGTATGCAGTCTTCAAACTCGCTGAGCGCCAGGCCGTGCAGGTGTTTGAGGTTGAAGCGAAATGTCGCGCCGTCGTACAGACCCAGCAGAAAGTGGCCGACCGTGTTGCCCGCCGGGGTGCGGCTGAGGGCTATGGGGATCAGTCGATTCAACGCCTGGGTGCCGCTGCGGATGATGGCCGGTCGGCGGCGTTGGTAAGCCCAGACCTGGGAGAGTGCGTTGATGAGTGAGTCGTTCATGTGTGGCTCCTTGCTTGGGTTAAGCCTGGCGAACCAGGTAGAGGGTGAAGTGCTCGGGCAGGTCGAGTGTCTGCACGGCCTTGATTTGTTCGCGGGTGCAGTCGTCGGCCAGAAAGTGGCGGGCGCCGGTGTTGGCTTGCTGTTGTATGCGGTCGATCAGGTAGGGGGTGGTGCAGGCGTTGCCGGTGATGATCGAGGCGTCGATGCCCTGGGCTTTCAGCTCGGCTTGGCGGGCGCGTAGGCGGCGGGTTTTGCCGGATGCCTGAGGGCCAGTGAAGACATGCAATGGCATGGTGAAGCTCCTTTTTAAGTGGGCAGGGGATGGCTCGCACAGGGATTTCTGCGCGTGGGTTGGGTGTGGGTGGAATGTTTGAACTATTGCCGGGTTTACAGGGCTGGACGCCTTGGTTTTGCTGGGGGCGAGTGGCCGAAAAAGTAGTTCAGTGCGAATGGAATGCGCTGAACTATGGGCGTCGGGGAAATAGGTTGTAGGCCTTATGGTTAAAGGCGTGTGGCGGTTTTGCCCAGTGTGGTCGTGTACGGAATATGGGTGGAAGGAAAGGTAGTGCGGTGCCTTCCAGTGACATTCCAGTGAGTCATTTTTGTAAGTGACTGTATTCATTTAGAAATACCTCAATAGTTCAAACATTCCAGACGCCAAATCGTCTGCTCGCAGGCCCTTGGTCAAATCGCAGGCAAGGCTTCGCCATGGGCGTAAACGCCCAGGTATTCAGGTGTGGCTAGGGGGTCTTGAAGATCCAGCAGTTGATGGTGCGACGTTCGAGTTTGGAGTAGGCCTTGCGCGTCTCGACGAAGGTGTAGGTGGTGCTTTGCGGCAAGGCGCGTTGCAGTTGGGCGCGGGTGAGGACTTCCTGGCCGGCTTTGCGGCAGGCCTCTTGGAAGTGCTCGATGTTGATGGCCACAACGCCGCGTTCGTTGGAGTGGTTGAGGGTTTGGTGTTTTTCTTCGCGGGTGCCGTCGCTGTCGGTGATGGTGACCACGCGTTCGTTAAGGTAGTGGTAGATCTGCCAGAAGGCTGCGGCATCGGCGTTCTCGCTGCCGAGGCGGCGCTGGCGGGCTATGGCGCGTTGTTCCAGGTGCTTGGCCAAGTGTTCGGTGTCGGCGTCGGTCCAGGCCGGGAACAGGGCCTGAGTGGCGTAGGCAGCGGCCAGCACTTGGGCGTGGCACAACACGATGCGCGCCTCGGTGATGGTCGCGACACTTTGCAGGCGCTGTTCGCAGTGAGGGAACGCTTCGAAGTAGTGCGCAAGCCACTGTTGTTCGCAGGCCAGGCAGCGGCGCAGGTAGCCGCCCAGTGTCTTGGCCTTCATGTTTTTGAGGCGATCGGCGCGGGGCTTGAGGGCCAGCGAGTGGTGGTCCTTGGTGGCGTGCAGTTCGACGATACGCGACAGGATGGCGCGGGAGCCTTCGACGCTTTGGTTTTGCGAGATGCCGATGGCGCCCCGGAAGTGGGTGGCGCGGGTCTCGTTGCCGGTGCTTTTGACGCCGGTGACGCGCAGCGTGGCGTGGTAGTCGAACAGCCTTTTGAATTCGTCCCAGTTGAACTGCACGACGATTTTGCGGCCCTGGCTGTCGGTTTGTTCTTTGTCGGATTCGATCAGGATCACGGGGAGGTTGCTGACTTCGCCGAAGCTGCGCGCCAGGCCGACCAGGCTGGCCCCGGCGCCGCCGGGCTGGATGCCTTCGAAGTTCTCGCGGCCGGTGAGCCGCCACAGGAAGCGCAGCAGCGACGACTTGCCCGCCCCCGGTTTGCCGGTGAACTCCAGGAAGGGAAACGACACTTGCTGCTCGCCGATCTGCTGGATGAAGTAGGTGGCCGTCCACCATGACAGTAGCGCCAGGCCGTTAAGCCCGTTGACGGCCAGGAAGTCCTCGAACCATTCCGGGTCGAAGTCTTGGCCGCGCTCGATCTTGAAGTTGCCCAGGGAGGTTTTGATGCCGTTGCCGGCGATGTCGATGAAACCGTGGTCGTTGACTGGCAGTTCTTTGCCTTGGTGAAAGCCGAAGGTGGGGTAGCAATAAAGGCCAGTGGTTTCGTCGTAGCCCACGAACGGCAGGCTGCGCACGGTACGCACCGGGCGGTGTTCGTCGTTGAGCCATTTGTCGCGCAGGCTGGCCAGCACCGGTTCACCGCCTTCGAAGTTGCCGCCGGGGGTTTGTTCCAGCAGTGAGCGGGCGAAGCTTCTAGGGTCGGCGATGGCGTTTGGGGCCAGCGGCGCCTTGCAGCTGCGCGATTTGTCGGGGAAGCGGAAGTCGAAGAAGTAGCGTTGCTCGTTGGTGATGATGTCCTTTTCCAGGTATTCCAGGTTGGGGATGCAGTTGGCGACCTGCCGAATTTTGACGTGCTTGGCGAAGGTCTCGCGGTTGCCTTCGACTTTGTCTTCACCCAGGTCGTCGTGCAGGTCGCGCTGGGCCACCTTGGCGGAGTAGAGGCGGTTGCGGAACTCCATCAGGTAGAAGCCTTTGGGACGGCGCAGGTAGAGCAGGTAGGCCAGTTTGCCGGTGCTGTCGGCGGTGAACAGGCGGCCTTGGTATTCGGCCTCGGCCATGAAGGCGGCGTCGAGTTGGCCGTCGCGGTAGACGTCGTCCCAGTCGCGGGTGCCGGCGAGGGCGACCCAGGCGATTTCGTTTTGCTCGCGCAGTTGGCGCAGGTATTTGGTGGTCATGGTGTGCCCGGCCGGGTCGTCGTCCAAGGCGATGACCCAGGTGATGGATTTGCCTTTGTTGGCCTCCACCAGGTCCCAGGGGAAGTTGTTGGCCGAGATGGAGGAGATGGCTTTGTAGCCCGCCAGGTGCAGCGCGATGGCGTGGAAGATGCCTTCGACGATGTAGATGCGATCGCTCTTGTTGATGGCCATGCCTGGCGGCAGCCAGCCGTTGCCCAGGTAGGTCATTCCCTTTTTGATGCCGGCTTTTACGCCGTCGTTGGCGGTAACGGCGGTGGCGTCGATCAGGCGCTCCCAGTGGCCGTTGCAGAGGGGGAAGCGGACTGTGTCGGCCCACTGGCCGTCTTTGAGTTTTCGTCGACCTTGGGTGTAGCAGCCCTTTAATTTTCTGATGTCGAAGCCGCGGTTGCGCTGCAGGTAGGCGTCAGCCGTAGCGTTGGGGTTGGCTTCGGTTTTGGGGAAGCGCTGGCTGAGGTTTTCGAACAGGTGGCGGTAGCGTTCGCGGGTTTTTTCCTCGTATTGGCAGTTGTTGAGGCGGTTGCATTTGAGCTGGTAGGGCTGGGCGAGGGCGATGTAGAGGGTGCGCTCGCCGCATTTGGGGCAGGTGCCCTTTTGCATGTATTTGGTGTCGATGGTTTCGAAGGCGAGGTCGCGGTCTTCTTGTAGGGCTTGGACGACTTCTTTTAGGTAGATGTCGTCGTAGACCTTTTGGTCGAGTTTTTTGCGAAGGGCCATTAGCGCGCTCCGCTCTTTTTGACGATATGGGGCAGAACGCGCTGCGCCTGTTCAGCGGCCTCGATGGCGATGTGGACCATGTTAATCAGTACCGCCGATTTGGAGCCCGGTTTTTTTGGCCGGATCAGGTAGTGACCTTTCTCAATCTCTTTTCTGATAGCCGTATCGGATTGTCCGGAGCGTCGGGCGTATTCGCCGACTGTTACGTATGGCGTGTCGATGTTTATTTGCATTCTGTTAACCTCCCACTCGCAAATATAGGGGAAATAAAGTACCTATATAGGAACTCAATCATGGTTCCTAAATAGGAACCTGTCAAGAGGAGAGTGGGCATGGATTTGTCGGTGAAGCTCAAAGCCATTCGACGGCTGGAAGGGTTGACGCAGCAGGAGTTCTGCACGCTGGTGGATATCAGCATCAGCAGTTACAAAAAGTATGAAACTGATCTGTTTGAGATGGGGTACGGGGTGCTGTGTAAGGTGCTCTCGAATCCACGGTTTACCAAATACACCCTTTGGTTGATGACTGGTCACACTGCTGTGGAGTGTGGGCAAGTCAGTGCGGTGTAGGTATGCCGATCATTAAGCTCGAGGACGGGCGCTATAAAGTCGATATCAGGCCGTTGGGACGTGGCGGGGCGAGGGTCAGGAAGGTTTTTCGCACCAAGAACGAAGCGATGGCGTACGAAAATACAGTCATGGGGCAGGGGGCAATCGGGGAGTTTCAGAAGAAGAAAAAGCGTGATGAGCGGCGCTTATCTACGTTGGTCACCCTGTGGTTTGACCTTCACGGGCAAACGCTCAAGCGGGGTGAAGAGCGTAGGCGAGCGTTGGAGAGCATGGCGCAGCGAATGGGGAATCCGCTTGCATGTGAATTTAATACCTCCCATTTCAGCACCTATCGTGCCGAGCGCCTGGCTGGGAAGTTTACCCGCGAGACGATCGGCAGTGGTCGTAAAAAGGGTGAGGACGCGAAGCCGGTTGGCGCCAATACGTTGAACCACGAATTGGCTTATCTGCGAGCGGTGTTCAATGAGCTGAGCCGGCTGGGAGAGTGGGAAGGGGATAATCCCGTCCACAAGGTGCGAGCCTTGAAGTTCGATGAAACGGAAATGGCGTACCTTGAGGCCGAGCAGATTTTCCCGTTGCTGGCCGATCTGGATAATCGGTCGGTTGCTGCTGGGGTGGTTGCCAGGATCTGTTTGGCAACTGGGGCTCGCTGGTCTGAGGCAGAGGGTCTAACCAGTCGGCAGGTGAAGGGTGGGCGCATTCATTTTGTCCGCACCAAGTCATCAAAGAGCCGCACCGTACCGATTTCCGAAAAACTGCAGAAGCAGATCAAGGCGGCGCTGCCGTTTGGGGACTGCTACAAGAAGTTTGGCGAATCGGTCGAGGCGGTGAAGCTGGATCTTCCTGCGGGTCAGTTGACCCATGTGCTGCGGCATACCTTCGCGAGTCATTACATGATGAATGGCGGAGACATCCTCACGTTGCAGCGCGTGCTTGGTCATGCCTCGCTGGCGATGACGATGAAGTACGCGCATTTCAGTCCAGGGCATTTGGCTGAGGTGGTGGTGTTGAATCCGTTGGCTGCTGTTTTGGCTGCAAGGAAGGGCGCGGGTGGAATGTCGCAGCGTTTGCCGGATAGCGCCGAAGCTGATCACTTTTGCGAGTCGGCAAATTTGCCTTAGGTTGGCGGCGAAGCGCTGTCGGAGCTGGCAGCTGCGTCTTAAATGTCAGGATCGGGTTTGAGGCAAGCGGGCCTCGATTTTTAAGTGTGGACACTTTTTGGGCATTTCGGCCAAAACGACGCCCGAAATTTTTCGTGTTTCCCAAACCCCAGAAACCACAAAGCCCCGCATTGCGGGGCTTCGAGATATGGTGCCGGCACCAGGAGTCGAACCCGGGACCTACTGATTACAAGTCAGTTGCTCTACCAACTGAGCTATACCGGCGTGTTAGGGCGACGATTATAGCGATTGGCAAGGTTCTGTAAACCCCTGAATTCTGACTATTTTTGCAGAACCCACGCTTTTTCCACGCTCGCCCCTTTTTCCAGCTGGCGAGTGTAGGATTTCTCCCTTGCCACCGAAGGGCCTACCCCGGCAAAAATCTTCTCCAAACCCAAGGAAGCCCCACGTGAAACGGACTCTCTCGCTGTCCCTCATCCTCCTCACTGTCGCGCTCGCTGCGTGTTCGTCCAACAAACCCGCCAACGACCCGGCGCTGGTGGGCACCTGGAAAGGTTTGCGCACCGAAACCGGTAAATGTCAGTTCCTGTCGTGGACCAACACCCTCAAGCCCGACGGTCGTTTTGTGATTACCTTCTACCGCGATGCACAGCAGACCAAGGTGATCCAGACCGAGCAGGGTTCGTGGTCGGCGGCCAATGGCAGGAATGAGTTGCGTACCGACGGCGTGCGTTCGCCGGATGTGTACACCTATAAGCTGCTGGACGCAGACACGGTGCATTACGTGAGTGTGGCGTCGGATCCGACCAGCGATTGCCAGGATGACTACGCGTTCACCGAGCGTCGTGTGCGCTAAGCCTTCAGAAACGCTCCGAAACCGGGCACTCAGGTGCCCGGTTCGCGCAAGCCTCAACTGCCTTCTGCGCAGTTATCTGCGAACTTTTTGTAGTCCAATACCTGTTTCTGCCCGTGGGAATCCAGGTAGGTCATGTGCGCATTCACGATCCCATACGCTCCGTTTGTGTCTTCGACAGTGGTCAGCACGCGCTGGATATCCAGCTTGGGCTGTACGTCGGCGTGGGCGTTGACGGCAAAAGCCAGCAGGCTGACGGCGATCAAGGTGTTCCAGTTCAT